CGATTAATCGAAACTTTAACGACCGATCATTTGGAGGCAATGACTCGTCCGGAGCTCAGTCGGCGATGAGGGCGATACGAAGATATTAAGGCATCTTTGAAAGTGGTTCGTCTCTTTAAATTATAATTTATTATTATCTTAATAAATTATATAATGGAACCAGAAATGAAAAAGGTGATTATGATTGCGGCTATTGTTATCCTCACTGTTATTTTAATTAAACACATTACGAACGCTTCGTCGGGGTCGTCAGGGTCGTCAGGGTCTACCACTAAAACGGCTAGCAAAACAGTTTTCGTCGACAATGATCCTCACCGGCATTACTACGGATATGGGACGCCGGCGGTAAACAACTATAACGGATACAAGGCGCAGTATTATAACTAGTTCCACCTTTAGTTTTTGCCAAGCAAAAACCAAACCTTCAAAGACGCAAGTCCATGACTTTATGGGAGGGAAAATATAGTTCCACCTTTCGTTCTTCCACCTTTAGTTCTTCCAAGTTAAAATTAAAAGTGGAAAATATTTTTCGTATTATATATTAAATGACAACACCATATGGTATTTCTACTTCAATTGGCTCTCAATCATTTCAAGGGTTCGTAAATGCGCCTGTTACCGGTCCTTTAACAACTAACAACTATCCGTTTTCCATGGCATACCACAGTTACGGGACATTAACCGGCCAGAGACCCACTCCACAGCAATTTCATCCATCTCAAGTTCCAGTTAATTCCGATATGAACACCAATGCTCGAAGACATTATTTAAGAGCTACCGCTATATCAGCAATAGAAAAGGCGAAACAGGATATTTTAGGTAAATTATCTACTCCTGTAATGAAAGTTATCAGTTCCTCTCAGCGCCAAGTTGCCGTGTCGACGCATGTCAATTATATTGAACCAAAAGCGTCTTCCATGTATACGGACATTAAAAAGAGTGTCGCGATTGGAAAATCTGTATACAAAGTCGGTTTGCCGCTAAATGCGCCGATTTCTACAAAAAACTATTACCCCAGCGGAACTAGGTCCGCATTACAGCGCGCGCGGTCGGGTGGTTGCTCGGCGCCGAAAAAAAAAGGCTCCATCTATAATACGAGTTTAACGCAGCCTGGAATCAACGGTTACGGGTCTTTGCCTAGGCAAGGATATTAAGCACATAGGTCTAAGCATAATAATGAATATAACTATTTATAATAAACATGACATTGTCGTCTAATTTGAACTGGGATTTAATAAATAACCAATTCGCATATCTGATTTTTTCGTATGTTTTGCGGAATTTTTTAGCCGAAATTTGTAAATTTGCTAGGTAATTGTGACCCAGAACACTCGCTTCTTTTATCCAGTCAAAGAATTTTTTGTATAACATCTCGCAAAATCTCTCTACATGTCTATTCTGTGTAAAACGAAACTCGTATTTTAAACAGAATGCGAAATTGCGCCTCATTAAATTGGCCAATTTTATTATACTCTTGATTTTATATTCGGGCGTTACTGTGTTTGAAAAGGGGCCGACGCATGTAGAGCCTACTGTTTGTAATATTAGTCTGATATTTAGAAATTCGTCTAAATATCTTCCGTGTAATTTAGTTGCTAGTCTATCGCTTCGTCTAAGTGCCATTTATTGATAATAGTATTGATAATATTTAGTAATACTTATTTCTCCTTACTTCAAATATATTTCAATTTTATATTATCTTTTTTTAAATACATAATATATAAAATGATGATGAACAAGTATATCGTTGAATTTTTAGGAACTATGTTTCTTGTCTTTGTGATTTTTGCTACCGGCAATTATTTAGCAATTGGCGCGGCTTTAGCGACAGCTGTTTTGTTAGGTGGTGCTATTAGCGGCGGTGCGTTTAACCCTGCGGTCTCTATCGCGATGATGTATGCTGGCAAAATGCCTCGTTCCGATTTAATTCCTTATATTGTGGCCCAAGTTGCGGGAGCTTTAGCTGGTTTCGAAGCCTTTAAAATGGTAATGGCGCGTAAATCCACCTTTTAAAAACCTGGAGGCAAAACAATATTTCATTTATATTATTTCTCGTATTATAATATAAATGGCTCAAAGACGAAAAAGCATGAATAAAAGTAGAGGTCGAAGAATGAGTAGAGGTCAAAGTAGAGGTCGAAGGATGAGAGGTGGCGTTGGACCTGAAGGTGTTCCTCCTTCTGAAGGTGTTGCTGATTCTGAATCCCCTGGAATTTTTGATAAAATTACCGGTGTATTTTCTACAGATACACTCAATGAAGGCACAAATATGATTGAAGATAAACTTGGTGAAGGCACAGATATGATTAAAGGTAAACTTGGTGAAGGCACAGAGGAAGCCGGTAATTTTTTTGGTTCATTATTTGGAGAAAAACCCCCAGTAGCCCAAGCCCAAGGAGCCCAAACCCAAGGAGCCCAAACCCAAGGAGCCCAAACCCAAGTAGCCCAAACCCAAGGAGCCCAAACCCAAGGAGCCCAAACCCAAGTAAACCAAGCCCAAGGAGCTCAAATCCAAGCCCCAGTAACCGAAGCTCTGGGCGGCAGACGAAGCTCCAAGTCCAGATCTATGAGAATGAAAGGAGGTCTAAACCCCGCTTTTGGATATTATGCGGCACCGGTAACGGATTCTGTTACAGCACAGCCGACCTACATGATGAAATCTACGGGAGGTAAACGACGAAAAAGAACTTGTAAACGACGAAAAAGTTGTCGACGAAAAAGAAGTTGTAAACGAAGACGAAGTAAAAGACATTAAGCAATTATGCTAATTCCGGCACCATTTTCGTCTTAATCATGAATCGATACATTAAATAGATGCTAAATGCGCCCAATGAAGCGAAATATGCTTGAGCAATTGGATCATTCGGTATCTTAAAATGATGCTCGACGGAATTATAGGGGCTCGAAGTTAGCTGATTTGTCTTCCCCATGTTGGTAAATGTCTCGCGGCATTTAATATTAGTTACTGGATTCACCTTTTTTGGAAACTGACATGCGGGCATCAATCTAACATCGGCCAAAGAAACAAAATGACTCTCGGTTGATTTATTATTGTAGGTATCGATTACTTCCATTGTGATTTCTTGACATTCGGGAACCGGTCCGGCTAAAAATGCTTGCATCAATCCAATCGGATTAAATGCGTTTAAATTACTTATTGTGCCGGGAATTAAGCCCGACATGGTGCTAATACTAACACCGCTAGCGGATGTTAAAAAGGGAATATTGCCCATTGGAACATTATTGATGTATATATATCTGGGCGTTTCTTCTCCATTTGCGCCCTCGGAAGTGGCGCTACATTTACCACCTGTTTGCAAGAAAAATTTGTTCCCTAAGGGTCTCCCTGTAGTAGATGCTTTGGATTTGCCAGTAACTAAAACATCTGTATATGCGATTAGGCCATCTACATTTTTTCCTAATTGTTTTAAGGTCCCCTTATCTGACATACCGAGAGCGGATGGTTCTTTTATGTAGTTATAATAGGGATAATCTGGTCCCAAAAACGAGGCCTTACTTGAATCTTCAAATACAGTAGACATTATATATTTACTTTATATAAATATATAATTATAAGCATAATAAAGTATAGATAAACTAACAAAAGTATAGATAAACTAACAAAAGTATTTCATATTCATATTAGGTCGCCGTATCTTCTTCTTCCTCCACATCTTCTGCTGTATATTCTTCTGTGCCTTCGAGTGACGGAGGCTCTGTTCCCATTACATCTTTTGCGTAATCAGCCTGTTGCTGGACTAATCCGTCGATCTGGGTTTGCATGGAATCGATACTTTGCTGTAGCGTATCTACTCTTTCCTTTACTCCTTCTAATTTGTTCATGCGACCATTTATAACTTCTATATTTCCAGCATTCTGTTGCGCCAAAATTTGAGAATTATTGGGATCATTGGTATTGTATGCTTTGTATTCACCTGTTCCAGAAGCGGTTCCAGAATCAGTAGTATTATTTTCCAACCCTTCGTATAAATCAGAACCTTTATTAAAGGCGGTAATAATTATTTGATACCCTATTAAACATATAAAAAACCCTATTAGAATTTTGATTAACATTATTATATATACTAACATTTATTTTCTTTTTATAATTTATAATGTCTTCCGCATTCTATCCTCAAGGTATGAATTCATGGAATAATAGATTGCCGCAAGGTGGTTATAAAACATGGAAGGGTGCCGGAATTTATAGTAATCCAGTTATAAATACTTCTACTCATATTAGACCATTAACTAACAATGACCCAGGCAATGTTTTTCCGACTGGATTCGGTTTGCCGCGCCCTATCAAGCATTACAGAAAAGGCACGGTTATCCCTGTCCCGATTCCGGTTCTCGTCCAAGATCCTTCAAATCCTGCCCAATACATTGAGCAAAGTCAGATTAATTATAATATAAATCGCGCAGTAAAATCCTCTCTAGGTTCCTCACTTGGCGGCGGCAATGGAGGTACTGGTCTAATCGCTCAACTAAATGACATGCCTGGTTCCTTTATAGTAAAAGAAAATCAACTAAATATGGATGGCATCGAACCCGACAGCTTCAGTAAAATCGACAAAGACTGTTCTACATGTCAAGGAGTCGGAGGCGTATCTAGCTGGTATCCTATTAATAATTTGACAGAGAAACCGCAACCCAATGTAACCAATCCGCTACTGTGCTGTAATCAACAAAGAAAGGCAAGAAAGCGCGTGTTAGGTGCTAATACTAATGTTAAAAAGAATTATTATCAAACAACCGACATGTATTTATATAACCGCTGCCAGACATTTCGACAGCGGCAATTCAACTTCATCCGCGGCCCAATTGATCAGAATATTCTGGATCTATTTCTTACATATCCTTTTGTAACTGCGAAAATTCTCGAATATTCCAAACCAGGAGACCCGCTTTCCATTGTGAACTACTATGTCGCGCAATGTAATCCAAATTTCACCATCGAGACCGCCGTAGAAATCGCGGTCATCAACGAATTATCTAAATCCTTATTGGCCGCAGGATATATTACACAACCCGTCTATTTGGCATTAATCAGCCGAGGCCCTTCGCAATTCATCGCAAATTTCATCGCAATGTTACAAAGCGTTTTAACCACAGACCAATACAAATTAGTAATTGAATATATGTATCAATTAGCAGCGGACCCTTACAATGGGTCGATTGTTTCAGGTCCGAGTAATCCTAAGGGCTGCGCGCAGGTCATTTACAAGCCCAATAATCCCCAATTCGCCCAGCAAGGCGGTGTTTCTAGCAGCACGCGCATTCTAAAGCTCAATGTAGACACCATTAGCACGGCCGCGGCTGGCGTTAGGAAGCTAAAAGGAGCAAATTTAGAGGCGCAATTATCAAGCGGTCAAGCAGTAAATGTTCCATTCATCTACAAATTTAAAACCCCGGCGTGCCAAGCATCGACCTATTCGGGAAATCCGTTCTTCTTTCAAGGCCAATCTCAAAATAAACAAATATGCTCTAAAAAGACAGGAGCAGAGATAAATACTTATGTTACTGTATTTCAACATTCCGCAGGAAATTATGTCGGTTCTACTTTACCTTAGATAACCTTAGATAACCTTAGATAACCTTAGATAACCTTAGACAAAACTATGGTGAAGCGGAAACAAACAATCCTCGCATTCCTTGCGCCTTGTATTTAAAAAAATGTTTATTTTGTCGGTAAATTTATTGTGAGGTATTTGATTTTTCTCACACCATTGAATACATTTTTGTATGTGATTGCGCTTCAGACTCTCTATCTTGTCCTCCTTATTTTTATTTTTAAAAATATTAATGATTTGGTCATATGATTCCAATTGCTGCTGACCAATTACCGCATTAGACTCTTCTATTTTATTTAAAAAATAATATGGAATCTCATTTTTTAAAAAGGAATGAATATTTACAGGACCACTGTTAAGCAAAACCCCTTTTATTTTTTCTTCCAATTGCTCAAGTATATTTGTTCTAGTTATTAAATCATAATCGAGATCATTACAAATAATATATCGCTCCCCTTTTGTTATTCTGCTAATAGATGGTTTAATTAAATACACCTTTTTATATATACTAGACAATGATAAAATCATATCTACTATTACTTTGTAAAATATATTTTCCAGTTTGATGATTGCGCTCCCATTAGCGGCCTGATATTTTATAATTAGATAAAAAGTTAACAGCACATTTTTGATGTATTGATTTATATCCATATAATCTTCGTCTTTAAATTCAAAAATCATTAAATCTATTTTCATTACCGCGGTCCCTCTTATGTATTTTTCGCATAAAACATCGAAATCAAATGATTCGTTCACCGTGATATCTTCATTGTCTTCGCGCAACATATTTAACAGGTAGTTTGTCGAAGTAAAATTGGGCGTAAAATTCGCTATGTTTATTTTAGACATTTCGGATAAAAATTCGGTTATATTACAAATTTGGAATATTTCCATTAAATCAAAAAATAGGCTGGATTCTGGCTTGACTTTGCTGACGGATAAAATAGTTCCTGGCACATTAGTGTGTATAAATTCGAATGGATTCACTATTTTATTTATATATTCGATGGTTATATGTGGCTTTTGTTCTGTATCTAATTGGGGTTCTAATTTTAATATATTTGAATATATGTCGTTTAAATGGTAAATTAAACTGTATGAAACGAATGGCATGACTTGTTTCGAATTTGTTGATAAAAAATGTTGGGAGTTAGATTATTTTTGGTAATATGTAATAATTCATTATTATATAATACTTACAATTATTTATATCTTTTTTTTAGAACTATAAGTTCTTTGTTTCTTTGTTTATTCGATATCAATGTCGCCAGATAATACCTTTTTCTTTCTCGTTGTCTTCTTTTTATCCTTATCTTTATCCTTATCCTTATCTTTATCTTTATCTTTATCGTTTTCATTTGATTCCATTATATCTAGTTCAATCTTCTTTGTCTTTTTAACCTTTTTCTCTTTTGCTTCTTTTGTCACTTCTTTTGTCACTTCTTTTGCTTCTACTGCTGTTGCCGCAGCGTCTTCCTCTTCAATATTAAGCTCCACATCTTGCCCCTGTAACAAAAGTTTCTTCTTCAGTTTTTTCACCTTTGGCTTTAATTCCTCATCCACCTTTTTCACCACATTCTGAGCAATAGAGCTCTGCTTTTCCTCGAACTCTATTTCATCCGGCAAATGCTCTAAAATAGATTTTGTTAGTTTCTCCACATTGCGCGTTGCTATTTTTTGAAACACAAAATATCTATTTAGAAACGAGATTCGCTTCTCATAATCCATCATAGTAGGCGCCATCCCGTATTCCTTCTCCATCTTGGGAAATTTCCGGATTTCATCCATCATTTTATTATACATTTCAATAAATAGACCACTGCCCTCTGGCAGGCCAATCTTTTTGGCGTCATCTCGTGGAAGCAGTCGAAACCCGTAATTAGACATCGTTTCTACCAAGAAATCGAAATTCACTAAATACTCTGGAATCGTCTGATTGATTGATTCCTGGTATACCGAAATTTTGTAACCCAATGAGCTAATGTTATTTTCAAATGAAACCGCATCATAGTCTTTCGTCATCGACCATACCTTTTTCTCATTATGATAAATAGTGTCCCCATCCCCCTGTTGTTTTGTTTTCAGTTTATTGAAAATCGTTTTGCCATCATAACAGGTGCCGATAAAATACCCACCTTCTCTCGTACATTCCGCTACATTTCTCATAAAATTGTAAAAAGTGTGCTTGGTTTCAAACATATAATGGATTGAGAATTGACACGATGATATGTCAAATCCCGGTTCGCCCTTCGCATATTGCCGTTTAACAGCCGGCCCTAGACTCTTATCCGGCGCATTTTGGCCAAAGACTGCTTGCGTGATTGCGTTTCCCTTATCTGTCGCCATCGCTTTTCCCGAACGCACATTTAATGCGCTATTTCCGACAACAAATAAAGCATAAGGCATCGTCTGAAAATCCTTTCTAAATGACAAATAGCGAGCACATGCGCCGCTAACACGATTCTCGATATTATTCTTAGAAATATCGATACCGAATACAAAGGATAGATTCGCCGCAATCCATTTCGGCAGATCGCCACCTTGGCCGCAAGCAAAATCAATCAAGATATTCCCATTTCTCGACGCATTACGAATCAGAATTTTCTTGACAAACAAATTGTGAAAATCGCGGAGACCCATAGTCAGCTTCTCGCTAGTGACACGATTGTAATAGATTTCATCTGACAAAATTTCTTCAGGAATATCTTGACCGGTCGCAATCATTCTTTCACTAATCGGATTATGAATCGAATACCAATTGTCGTTTGCCGTATCATAGTCATTGCAGCTAATTTTGCCATTTCTGAATTCCGTCGTTTTGTCGTATCTGACGCGCAATGGAATCCACTTCCACAGACCTTCTCTGCTCAAGTCGTAACGAAATTCTACAACGGTCTCGTCGCCAATTATTTCACGCTCTTCTGTAAACATTTGCGGATTACCGTTAGCGTCGATTTCGAGCATTATATTACATAGCCCCGCACTGACATCAAATGGATCTGATGGAAAGAATTGTTTTCTTTTATAGGTTTCTTCATTTTCCTCGTTAGATACTTCTGGCAATTTATCGTCCAATACATCTTGGCATGGATTTATGTAGCCATGTCGTTTTTCATCGAATCCAACTTGTAGAATTAATGTCTTGTATTGATTGAATTGAACCGATTGCTTTACATTGAACCCATTTTCAAATATAGGGGTTGTAATATCTTGACTATTCGCGCCCTTTTTCGTCGTTACCAGAAAATCTATAGTATTGTATTTTGGCGGTTTCCACTTAAACGAATAATCCCATCTTACCTTTTTCAATGGACCCGCTTCTAGAACATTATTCCCTCCTACACCAAACAATGTATGGGTAAATATAAGTCCGTCCGTATTATATTCATATAAATTATCCGCTACTCGCCGAAGAATAAAGTTACAGGCGGCAAATATATTATAACTGGCGTCCCTTTCTGCTTCTGCTTCTGCTAAGCCTGAGTCCCTTTCCGAGTCCCTTTCTGTGCTCTTTTTCTTCGATACAGCCACCTCAAACGAGGGGTAGAAATTCTTCGTAATGAAATTCATTGGACTTTTGCTAGTGCTATTCTTTTTATATTCTCCTATTACTGCTTCCCCAATGCTGATTCTCTGAGCCAAAATAGAGCTAGGTTTCAAAATCGTCATAAACTCCTTCAAAACAGGCAATCTACAACTTTGTTCAAATATCTTTTTATTTTTATATGGGACTTCGACGAATGGTCGAGACCTTAAATCAGTTGATGACGCAAAGTATATGTCAAATGCCGCAAATGTGTTGATAAATACGCCATTTTTATCATGTAAAATTAACTCTCCATCAATAATAGAATTAAAGCACCGCTGTTCTTCGGTTTTCGCGCCAGTGAATATAACCTCCATCAGCATATTAATCAAATATATTTTGCCCTTACTATTAATAAACATGAGATGCCTGTCTCCATCTGCTTTGTCTGTCACACAATACGAAAATGGCGCAGTAATATTTGGCACAACCATGTCCGGATTCACCGGACCTATGTTTTTAATTTGTAAGGTTTTTGAACTGGGACCGATAAAATCGTTTGGATATGCGCGATCCTTTGAGACATATTCTTGTCCTCGTTTTTTCGCTTCTTCTTCGTGAAGCAATTTCATATAGTCGGTGATTGCTTGTTTTTGCTCTGGATAAGAAATGGGATAGTTGGTTTTTTGTAGACCACATAATACAAATTTAGATATCTTTTGTATATCCACAATCAAGTGTTCCGCCTTTATGTATTTTTGCTTCGCTTCGTCGTTATTTACCTCAATTTCGATTTCATATGATTCTTGATTATTGAAAACATTGGACTCGATGACATTATAAGTCTTTATTAGTTGCCCTTTATTGTCCCTTGTCGATGACCTAACTATACTGAGGTCGACTGAAAATGGCGCATCTGGATGCGAAAATGTCACGCGATTTAAGTATCGAAATTGCTTTTTAGTTTTATCCCAATTTGACATCAATTCTTTGGCAAGTTTACTATATATGCCTACCTTTTCTTCCGTTTTATAGGTGACTCTGAAGTTGAAATCATTGAAATCTGCTGACTGAACTGGTTCTTCGTTTTCTATAACATCCATTTTTTCATAATGAAAATGATGTTGGGTATGGTGCTTTCCAGCATTTTTTGGATATTTCCATTTTTACAATATTCTTGTATATTATTGATGCCATTTATTTCAACTCGTAACCTATCAAAATCTCTGGCTATTTTAAACATGCCGGATTTCATATCTAAAAACTCTGGTTGGATTTTTAGCGTGTAGGTTCCTTCTGGATTGACCGTTTTAAATCCAAGTGAACTCAGCTTTTTTATAACGTTGTCGTAATCGGTCTTGGTGATGCGTTTAATACCGCGTGTCCCAAATTTAATTTCCATTTCAACATCTTTATATTTTGTCGGCTCAGTTTTTAGCAGTAAACTTGTAATTTTTACAAGTTGAATCTTTGGATCCACTGGTTTTCTTTTTTCATATCGGTCTTTTCTTCCCTTTTCTCCTTTTTCTAATCCTTTTTCTCCTTCTATTATACCCATTGTTTTTGCCTCTATTTCCCTTAGACCCATATCTTTCACAATAATAATTTCATCCGCTTCTGCTTCAGGTTCTACTTTAACAGCTTCTATTTTTTCGACTTCTTCTGCTTTCAATTTTATACCCTTGTTAATTGGCAAATCTGAAGAAGATGAACGAATTTTTATATCTTCAAATGATGATTTTTCGAGCGCGGTTGCGGGCGCTATGTTTTTCTTTCTATCCTTTGGTGGAATATAAGGCTTGTTTTTCTCTTCCAGAAGCCGCTCCTTTTTATCCCTTATGACTTGTTCGTCATAATTAGCAGCGTTTTGCTTTGCTTCTGCTAGCCTCTTTTTAGCATATTCGATATCTTCTTTAGTAGGTTTCTTTTTAGTATCCATGATTATATATATTAATAAACATATTTTTATATTATTTTTATTATTCAATTTTTTGTCATAATTCTAAAATTTTTGTACCAATAATTCATAAATATCCTTTTTCAAGTATTTCTTTTTATC